ACAAATGCCAAGACACCCACTAAACTTTAATGAAAAAGTAAAACATATGGTAAAAATGGGTGTTCCTAAAAATAAAATTATTCAAGAAAAAGTCCCTTATGTAGCAGACAACGCTTTAAGAAAATTCGGTAAAGACACGGCAGTAGTTTATGCGGTTGGTAGAAAAGATAGAGGTCGTTTCAATATGGGTAAAAAGAAATCAGGTGGATTAACTTATTACCAAGACTTTAAAAAGAATATTAAAAATTTAAAAAATTATGAAGAACACGGATACATTTACGAAGCTCCGCATGTAAAAGTTAGTGGTATATCAAGTGGAACAGAAATTCGTAATCTATTGGGTAGTCCAAAGTTTGATGATAAAAAAAGACAACAAATATTTAAAAAAACATTTGGATACTTTGATAAGTCTACATATGAAATGATGACATCAAGATTTGGAAAGTTGTTTGAATTTTATCAACAACCAAATGTAAAAAAGTTAATGAAAGAAGTAAGTGGTTTCGGAAGTCATTTTAAAGCCAGTGATATGTCAGACGAAGGTATGTATGATTTCTTTGGTTCATTAGATGATTATTATAGAGTATCACCTGAACACGCAAAAATAATTGGATATGAATTAATAGATTTTCCAATAAGAGATACGGAAAATATGATGTTTACAATTATGGCAGATGACTACGAACAAGACCGTACCAAGACCGTAACATACGGAAGAACTATCAATCAAAATAGAAAAAATACAGATAGTGTTAACAATCCATTTCCTAAATATAAACAGGAACAAAGAAAAAATTTAGAAAATCTTACAAAGTATGGTTGGGAAATTATTAAATTCTTTGGTGAAGAATCAAAAGAAACAGCAGGTATTATTACAAAAGTAAAAGATATTGCACCTGAAAAAGAAACACCACTATTAACAAAGAAAGATGTTACTAAGAGTGTAAAGGATACAAAAAAGAAATTAGCTGAAAATTTTGTTAAAGATATAAAAAAAGTCTTTTTAACTGAAGGTGGAGCGTTTGGACACTTAAATCACCCGTTTGATGATAAAAGTTTGACGTTTTCGGATTTGAAGAACATAATTATATATGGACTCGAAGGAAAACTTAATCGTGAAGATAAGGTTTCTGAAAAACTTGACGGACAAAACCTAATGATAAGTTGGGTAAATGGACGATTAAAAGCAGCCCGAAACAAAGGTCATCTAAAAGATAGTGGTAAAAATTCTTTGGATGCCAAAGGAGTAGCGTCTAAATTTGCAGGTAGAGGAGCTATCAAAGAAGCATTTACAGGCGCTATGTTAGATTTAGAAAAAGCAATTGGTTCTTTATCAGACTCACAAAAGAAAAAGGTTTTTGGTAATGGAACTAAATGGATGAATTTAGAGGTTATATATCCACAAACAGCAAACATTATTGACTATGATGTCGCCGAAATTGTATTTCACGGAACAACAGAATACAATAAATCAGGTAGTCCTATTGGATATTCCAAAGAAGGTGCTCGTATGTTAGAAGGTATGATTAGACAAGTAAATCAAAATATACAAAAACGATTTAAAATCGGTAAACCAAACTTTTTAAACTTACAAAAGGTTCAAAACTTTGGTAAATTAAAAAGTAAATTCTTAGGCCAATTAAATAAATTACAAGGTAGATTTGGTTTATCAGACGGACAAGGACTAACTCAATATCATTATGAGTGGTGGTCTGAATACATATTAAGAAATATAAAAAGTTTAGGTACAGGTATACGACCAAAAGAATTACAAAGACTAATTTATAGGTGGGCATATTTTAACAAAGATTATAGTCTTGGACAAATAAAAAAAGATTTTGCAGATAGACCAAAATTATTAGAGTGGATTTTAAAAACAGAAAGTTTTCAAACAAACAATTAAACCATTTGAAATATTATTCTTCCAAGTAGGAGCAGAAATATTAAAAAATGTATCAGGATTTTTAGCGGTGTCGCCTGACAAAGCAGTCCAAAAAATTAGACAAGATGTAATAAATGCGATGAAAGATTTACAAAAACCTGATAATGTAGAAAAATTATATAAATTAAAATTACAAATAGAAAAATTAGAAGCTATCGGTGGATTAAATGCGATTGTACCGTCCGAAGGACTTGTATTTAAATATAAAGGTAATATATACAAGTTCACAGGAGCATTCGCACCAATCAATCAGATATTAGGTAGTTTAAAATTTTAAGGAGTTATATGGCAAATTATAGTAAAGAAGCAGAAAGACAGAATAAAGCATTAAAAGATTTAATGACTAAAGGAACTACTGAAAAAGATTACGCTCAAGTAGGATACGAGGGTAAACAAGAAAACCTTGGTGGTAAAACAAGAGAATCAGAATTAAGTAAAACAATGCAATCAATTAGAATGCCTTGGTTTTGTCCTAAGTGTAAAAAAGCAATGAAGAAAAAACTTGATGATAAGTTTTGGAGATTAATGAATCATTGTTTTGATTGTCAAGTTGAAATGGAAAACAGACTTAGAATTGAAGGAACATTTGAGGAATATGCAAAAACCAAGATGTTGGAAAATCAAAAAGCATACTTAAAAGACTTAGAACAAAGTATTGACGACTTTGAAAAAACAGGTGGTAAAAAAACTTACTTTAATAATGTTGGTGTAAATACACCACAACTTGAAGAAGACAAATGGGAAATGGCAGAACAAGAATTTGAAAAAACCATTTCAGAAGCAAGAGATTTCATACGAGAAAAAAGAGAACTCGTTGAAGAAGCAGAAAATGAACTACAAGGAGCACAATAATGAATATCATACAAGCGATATTAAACCTATTCTTTGGTGGAAATAAGAAAAAAGAGGTCAAAGAATTAGATAAACAAATCAAAGTAAAAGACCAAGAAGTAAAAGAACTTGAAAAAGAAGTTGAAGTTCTTGAGTCAAAGAAAAAAGTAAATAAAAAAGAAGTGGCTAAACTAAAAAGAAAAGTCACTACTACTAAAAAACAAATTGCACAAGCATCAGAAGCAGTAAAAGAAGATAATGCTGATGACGCAGTAAAATTTTTGAAGAAATTCAGTAAGTAGTATATATTTATATATATGAGATATTTTATTTACATATTATTAATGGGAGCTTTATTCTCTCAAGAAGTGGTTGATGAACCTAAAACCTATACTTTTACAGAAGAAGAAGTATTAGGATTTACTAATGAAATCAAAGAACTACAATTAAAAGATAGTTTAAATGTTTCGTTGGTAATGGATTTAGAAGAACAAATCAAACTTTATGAGGAAAATTCATACATAGACTCTATGTTGATTGCGAATAAAACTACCCAAATTGGTTTACTAAAAGACACCAACAAACTACTTGAACAAAAAGTAAAACTTGTTAGACCTAAATGGTATGAAAACAAATGGTTATACTTTACATTTGGAGTAGCGTTGACTGCTACATCAGTTAAGTTAGCAGGTCAAATAGTAGACTAATGGCAGAACAAATTAAAGAAGTAATCAAACAAGAATATATAAAATGTGCACAAGACCCGGCATATTTTATGAAAAAGTATTGTATGATACAACACCCGATACGGGGGAAAATACCTTTTGATTTGTATGACTTTCAAGAAAAGTCGGTTCGTGAATTTAAAGACCACCGATTTAATATTATTTTGAAGTCAAGACAATTAGGTATTTCCACATTGACAGCAGGTTATTCGTTGTGGATGATGACATTCTTCCAAGATAAAAACATTTTGGTTATCGCTACAAAACAAGAGGTAGCAAAAAACTTGGTTACGAAAGTTCGTGTTATGCACGCAAACTTACCAAGTTGGTTAAGACAACCTTGTGTTGAGGACAACAAATTAAATCTGAGATATCGTAATGGTTCACAGATTAAGGCAGTATCATCAGGTCCAGAAGCAGCTCGTTCTGAGGCACTATCATTATTGATATTAGACGAGGCAGCGTTCATTGATAAGATTGATGAGATTTGGACAGCTTCACAACAAACACTTACAACGGGTGGTAGTTGTATCGCTCTTTCTACACCTAATGGTGTGGGTAATTGGTTTCATAGAACTTGGATAGAAGCAGAAGAAGCAAGAGGTATGTTTAATCCAATTAAATTACATTGGTCAGTTCATCCAGATAGAAACGAAGATTGGAGAAAAGAACAAGATACTTTACTTGGCCCGAGTTCAGCAGCTCAAGAATGTGATTGTGACTTCTTGACATCTGGTACAGGTGTGATTGACCCAATTGTTTTAGAAAAGTTAAGAAAGAACAATTGTATTGAGCCAGTAGAAAAAAGAGGTATTGATGCGAATATGTGGGTTTGGGAACAACCAAACTACAATAAAGATTATATTGTATGTGCCGATGTTGGTAGAGGAGATAGTGCAGACTATTCTGCTTTTCACGTGATTGAGTTAGAGTCAATGACACAAGTGGCAGAATATAAAGGTCGTATCAATACAAAAGATTTTGGTAATATGTTGGTTAGTGTAGCAACAGAATATAATGATGCTTTACTAATCGTAGAAAACAATAATATTGGTTGGGCAACAATCCAACAAATTATAGATAGGGATTATCCTAATCTATTTTATACAAGTAAAGAAGAATTTTTTAGAGAAGAAAGTGTAGTGGTTCGTTCAAATCGTTTGATTGATGAACTACTGACTTTTGTCTATATAAATAATAGAGCGCAAGCGATGACCGGATACAATGATGATTTGGTTATGTCGTTTGCTATTGGACTTTGGGTTCGTGATACTGCTTTAAGACTACGAACTCAAGGTGTGGAATTAACAAAAAAAACTCTTAGTCGTATGATGGACAATGAGGGTTTATATACCCAAGATGATATACAACAAAATGATAGTTGGGATTGGGAAACAGGAAAAGAAAAAGAGTCATTAGAGTGGCTTTTATAAAGTGAGGTAATTATGGCAGATACAACATTATTTGGAAGACTACGAAGATTATTTAGTACAAATGTAATCGTTCGTAATGTCGGTGGTAAAAAATTAAAGATAGCCGATACAGACCAAGTACAAAAACAAGTAAAATCACATTTGGTTGATAGATATTCAAAACTACATACTAATTTAGATTTAGTTGGTATGGGATATTCTACCGTTCATCAAGTAATGGCAGCTAGATTAGCGTTATTTAAAGATTATGAAAGTATGGATTCAGACCCTATCATTTCATCAGCATTAGATATCTATTCAGATGAATCTACGATGAAAGGTGAGTATGGTCAAGTCATTGAAGTTAAATCAGACAACGATAATATAAAACAAATATTAGAAAATCTATTCTATGATATTATGAATGTTGAATTTAATTTATGGCCTTGGGTTCGTAATATGGTAAAATATGGTGATTTCTTTTTATATTTAGATGTTAGTGAAAAGTATGGTATTACTAATGTAGTTCCACTATCACCTTATGAAGTTATAAGAGCAGAGGGAGAAGACCCTGAAAATCCTTACTACACTAAGTTCTACTTAGAAAGTATTGAAGGAGCACACCCTTATTTTGGCCAAAAGAATAGTGGTAAAGGAAAAGTAGAATTTGAAAATTTCCAAATCGCACATTTTAGATTAGCAAATGATAGTAATTTTTTACCTTACGGAAAATCTAT